TAATCAATTTGCTGGTAATGAAACAATTCGTGACTTGCCTTTAACAGAAATCCTTGACAAGGCTGAAAAAAAGACTATTAGTGTAACAGATGCATTAACTGAAGTTAATAAAAGATATCTAGAACTGTTAGATATGGGTCCATTGGATTTTCTACTAAGTCCAATTGATACTATTAAAGGTGTGCTAAGTGGTGAATTTAAAAATGCACGAGAAGAAGCACTAAGAACATTAGAACAATTAAAGAAAATTGAAGAACAACAGAAAAAGAATGCCGCTGAAGTTGCTAAAGAAAATGAAGAATATCAGAAATTAAAACAACAAATTGCTGATCTTTACAAAACTTCAGGACTAGATAAATTTATTAACGCATATAAAGAACTAGAAGGTTCAAAAGCGTTTGAAAAATTAGGTACACCTTTAGACCAATACCGTGACAAACTTAAAAAAGCACAAGAAACATTAGAAGGTCTACAAAAAGCACAACAATTATTAGCAGAACAAGGTCTAGACAAAGATAAGTTAGGCAAAGTATCTGATGAATATCAGAAAATTAGCGATAGTGTTGAAGATATGCAAAAGTATATCAAAGATCTAAACCGTGAAATAGAAGAATCAGACGGCGTTACCACTTTTACTGAATATTGGAAGGACTTGATGGAAGAAGTCCGCACAGCAGAAGATAAAACTGAAAATGGTAGAAAAGCCTTACAAAGATTAGAAGAAGAATTAGCCAAAGGCACAATTACAACAGAACAATATGCAATAGCACTTGAAAAAGTTAAAGAAGAATTACAAAAAGTAGATACAGAATTTAATAGAGCAAAAAGCAAAGCAGACAGTTTCATTGCTGATTTAGAATACGGAACTAGAGAAGCACAATTTGAATTTGACAAATTAAATATGAATCCATTGGAAAGACAGATTGAAAGAATTAAAATTGCAATGGATCGTGATTTACAAAGAACAATAGCAGAAATTGAAAGAGCAAGAACAGATACAAATTCAGCAAAAATTGATGATGAAATTGCTAGGGTATCTAAAGCATCAGAAGACGCATTTAAAAAACAAGTTGAACTTACTAAAAAAACAAGAGAGCAACAGAGATCATTTAGTTATGGTTGGCGTAGAGCGTTTGATGAATATGTAGAAGCGGCAACTGATGCTGGTAAACAAGCAGAAAACATATTTAAGAAAGCCACCCAAGGTATGGAAGATGATATTGTTGACTTTGCTAAAACTGGTAAATTTGAATGGAAAAGTTTTGTATCTAGCATAGTTGAAGAACTCTTAAGAGCACAAGTTCGCGAATTAATAGCAAACACATTTAGTGGAATAGGTTTAGGCACAGCATCCGCAAAGTCTGGGGGCAAATCAGGACTGTTAGGTCTAGGTGGTATGTTTGGTTTCTTAGCCAATGGTGGTCCAGCGATTGCCAATCGTCCTTACATTGTTGGAGAGCGTGGACCTGAGGTCTTTGTTCCAAACTCAACTGGCACAGTAGTTCCAAATGATAAAATAGGTGGCACAACACAGATTACATATAATATTAATGCTGTAGATGCTCTAAGTTTTAAACAAATGATAGCCAGAGACCCAAGTTTCATTTATGCAGTATCACAGCAGGGTGCTAAAGCCATCCCAGGTAGAAGGTAAAAATTATGACAACAACAGCATTTCAGACTATAATTGACAAAGCACAATCTATTAGTATCAATAAGAGAGGCATAGTTAGTCAAACAATTAGTAGAGATCAAACAGTGCGTTCAACTAGTCGTGGTGGACAAGTTTGGAGATTTGATGTTAAAGTGCCAGATGGAATAGCCTGGACAGACTTAAGAGGTTCAATTGAAGCATTAGAAAATGCAGATAGACACACTAATGGTAATATTAGTCTTAATACTACAGGTACATTAGATTGGTTTATGAAATATCAAGGTGACAGTGTGTCAACAACAGGTTTTGTTGGTGATGTCACACAAGGTAATGTTAGTCTAACATTAACATCAAGTCCAACAACATCATCAGGTTATAAATTCCGTGCTGGAGACTTAATACAATTAGGCACAGGCGGCAAAGTTTATACTGTGGTTAATGATGTTGCTTTTGATTCAAATGATGTAACACTTAATCGCCCAGTTTTAGATTCAACTGGCAGTAAAACTTTAATTGTAGGACCAAATGTAGTATTCAAAGTTATTTGCACACAATTTCCCAATTGGACAATATTTTCTCGCAACCAAGTTGCTTGGGATGGTACATTTGTATTTTATGAAGACTTATTATGAGCATAGATCTTTCGTCATACGCATCAATACAAACCAATTTATTTGTTAGATTAGATGTACCTAACTATCAAGTATTAAGGTTCAGTGATTTAACTTATCCTTACACTGTTAACAGTGAAAGTTATGATGCCTTAGGCCAATTATTAGAAGTTACTGATACTACCAGTGAATTAAGAGCCAGTAATCAGGAAATATCCATTAGCATATCAGGCATACCTGATGCCAATGTAACAGATATCATTGACAAAACACATCCTCTCAAAGGCAGTGAAATAATTATCTATAGAGGATTTTTTGATCCCACTAATGGCGACTTATTAGCAATAAGTGGCAACCCAGCACAAAAGTTTCAGGGCATTGTCAGTAACTTTGAAATATCTGATGATTTAGATATGGGTTCACAAACAGGTACAGTAACATTGACATTAATTTGTACCAGTATTGTACAGATATTAAGTAATAAAGTAACAGGAAGAAGAACAAATCCAACGGATCAGAAACAATTTTTTCCAACAGATGTAAGCATGGATAATGTCCTAGCATTAGAAAACAGTAACTTTAATTTTGGAGCCGCCTAATGAGTTTTTTAAGTGGAATAACTAATATCTTCAGTGGTGGAGGTATGGGTGGCAGTATCTTAAAATCAGTTGCTCTAGGTTATGTTCTAAACAAATTAAATGCTAATGCCAATAAACAAAATGAAATTGGCACCATATCAAACGCACCCAACGCACCAGGTATTGACAATGGTGTAAGAATACAGGTTAAGCCAGGTGCTAATGAAAAGATTCCAGTATTGTATGGCTCAGCGTATTTTGGTGGCATTATATCAGAAGCCAAAATGAGCAACAGCAATCAGAGAATGACTTATGTTGTTACTCTAGCAGAACAAACTGGCGATTTATATTCAAACAGCGCCGCAACAAGTTACTCATTTAATTCACTTCGTTGGAACGACCAACAAGTTTATTTTAAATCTGATGGTGTTACCATTGATTACACAATAGACAGACAAGGCAACAAAGATGAAAGTCTCAATGATTTAGTTAAAGTTTATTTCTATGCTGGCGACAGCACAAGTTCAAGTCAGATATTTCCAGATGGCTATTCAGGAACAGCAGTAAATGCCTATGACCAAGTACCAACTTGGAACAGCGCCTATGCTATGAATGATTTAGTCTTTGCTGTTGTTGAAGTTAACTATTCAGCAGAGCGTAATATCAAAGGTATTGGTGATGTAAAATTCCAAATTACCAGTTCAATGAACAAACCAGGCGATGTCATATATGATTATCTTACTGACAACATCTATGGTGCTAATATTGCTGTTAGTGAAATTGACACAGCATCATTAACTTCATTAAACACATTTTCATCAAACAGCGTTGCCTATACTGATGAAGGTAGCAGTCAGACATTAACTAATAGATATCAGATTAATGGGTTGGTTAACACTGATAAGGCTGTAATGCAAAATGTTGAAGATATTACAAACACAGCAGGCAGTTGGTTAAGTTATAGTGTATTAACAGGCAAATGGGGTGTCATTATTAATCGTGAAGGCACCAGTGTTGCTAGTTTTGATGACAGCAACATATTAGGTACAGTGAGTATTGGTGGTACTGGACTTCAGGACTTTTATAACAGCGTTAAAGTTGAATTCCCCAATAGAGACCTTAAGGATGGTAGAGACTATACCACAATATCTATTCCAGAAGCAGATAGAAACGATAATGAACAGGACAACACACTTAATTTAACATATAACTTAACAAATGAACCTGTCCAAGCACAGATGTTAGGCTTTATTGAATTAAAACAAAGTCGTATTGACCTAGTGGTTACATTCTCAACAGATTACAGTACAATTAATCTAAATGCTGGTGATATCATTGATATCACTAATTCAAAATTAGGATTTACAAATAAATTATTCCGTGTTATTACAATTTCAGAACAAGAAGGTGAAGAAGGTTTAAGAACTGAAATTACAGCATTAGAATATGATGACACAGTATATGATGAAGACTTTACAAGATATACTAGAACATTTAACAACGAATTAGTTACAGTTGGTAATATTAGTATACCAGGTACCCCTACAATTACCAAATATGAAAATGATGCTAGACCTAGACTTGAAGTTTCAACCACAACACCTTCAAGTG